GCGCAGTTTACCTCCACTCTCAAGGGAGTGAAGAAGATGCTGCGAAAGTTCGCAGCAGTCCATGGTCTTGACAAGACCAGGATTCCATTCAACCTTGGGTTGGATGGTAGGGTCAGGCAGCACTGGCCCTACATTAGAACATTTTATAATGTTCTAAGATCCGAATCCGGATCCAAGAGAGACAATTTTTCGACTCTCTTGCTATGGACGCAGTCCCGTGCCACGGGACTGTGTGATTCAGTAATGATGGAGAAATCATTGCTGAAGTTTCGAGACACCGTCTCGAAACCATGTCAACCCCTCGAGATTGACATTTCCGTGTTGCAGTCTACAATTCGCTGCGACAACGTCACCGGGGTCGAAGCCCAGGTGTCCTGTGGGCCCAAAGCGTGCCTACAGTCTCCTCAGAGACCTGAGGAGTTACCGGCCAGTTTTTACTGGCCGGGTACCCGACGGGAACCCGTCGGGGGACAGACGAGATATCTTTTGTATCTCGCCACTCACCGCGTGCTACACGGTGAGTATGACCTCCGAACACTTGAGTTTCGGAAGTTCGACCGTCCTCGGTCGGTTCAGGGGGCAAATGACCTCCTGAATTGGGCAATACATGAGTTATTGTCCAGCGGACCAAAAGTCCGTTCTGTCCGCTATCACTGTGTGGCGGATCAGTCAAAAGCCCGGTCTATTACCGTGGCTCATTACGCCTATCAGGTCGTAATGGGCGTGTTTGCGCACGCTTTAGTCCCGGCAGTCTACTCTGCCGAGACACGGTCCGGCTTAAAGGCGGATCGTCATCTGTGGAACTTTGTTCACACAGATCTCAGCCCGGAAGCTCCGGGTTGGGATGGTTTCCCCTCAGGGGGGGAGACCCTCGCCTTCTCAACTGACTTGGAGGAGGCGACTGACTTCGGAAACCATTGGTTTGCGAAGGCCGTATGGAGCGAGTTCATACGGCAGACGAGAGGACCTCGTCAGCCAACAGGTCTGTTCCTGTTGGCAAAGACGTTATATACGTCTCCCCGTCCTGTATTCTACAGGGCGGACGGAACCAGGTACGACTGGTTCCGCACCCATCGAGGCTTCTTGATGGGTGACCTTTTTACAAAGGTGGTCTTGACCATCGGTCAAGACTATAACGCCAGGAAAGCTCTCCTGTCGTCCCCTCTCTCGAGGGTATCTGGGAACAAGAAGATTCCCAGACTCGGCTCTTGTAAGCCGTACAACCTAGATACTGTTCTAGGTTGCGGTCATATCGACCGTCCTGCGTTCCGGTTCAAGATCGCAGGCGCCATCTACTCACTTGTAGGTGACGACATAGTCTTGCTTTATTCCAAGACTATGATGCTCGAGGGCTTCCCCGAGCATATGTCCTCAACCCCTCTGGTTGGTGACTATAGATATGAGGATCATATCTATATGGAACCATGGTTCCGTCAATCCGCCGAATCGGCGGGTTGGAAGATATCACTTAGTGATACCTTCGATAGCCCTCATCTAATGTTTTATGCTGAGGAGGGCTCGCTTGTGCCTATGGCGGCACAGGCGTCGACCCGTCACCAAATTTGGATGGGTCGTCCCGTGGGTTACCTCGATTACCCACGTATCCGTCTCCTATTACCAGTTAAAACTGAGACGGACAACTACTCACAGACGAATGTGGGTAGGTTCGCGCTTCTCGGAAAGGAAGCGCGATGGGTCGTGGATACTTCTACGGCCCGCACGATAGAAAAATACTCTATCGCGCAGCTACTACAACATCTGGTAGTAGCTCGGGACATAGAAACTCTATGTCCCTACACCCCCCAGGAAATAGGGGGTGACGGGGCTTATACCCCGGATGCTGAATTCTTTTCCAGCATCATCTTTGCCAAATCCAAGGATCCGGCAGAGACGTTGTTCCGAATGCGGGAACAACTATCGAATCTGTGGAGTCACAGATTCGTCAGTACGGAAAAATTCCGTGCTGGGGTGCAAAAGCACCATCTCATCCTCCCTACAATGGAGAGGATGAAGGCCGTTCTTCCAGAACGGTCTTTGGTGATCCCACAGTCTGAGGATCACCGCATCCTTTTGGATGCTGTGCCTCGAGGCTTGCTCGAGACACCTACCTTAACCTTCTTTAAGGTAGTCAAGAGGCTCTACTATTCGAGCCTCTTCAAAGGGAGACTTCTCCCTTCTCTCCGCGTCTCTGCTGACGTGGAGTCTAAGAGGGGTGCTACACCCCTCTCAGTCCTACTCCAATATTGGGAGTTAGGAAGGCTGGACGAATATCTCCAGCAGTGGCGGAGGCCTGGCTTCCGCTACTACGACAAAGAGCCTTACTTTGTCGTACCTTACAGACATAAAGATATCATGTCTGTGGGTTGGAATTGGAAATTCCGACCTGAGCGTGCCCACGAATTGGCACGTCTCGGCATCGATGAATTCCTCGATGTCATACTAAGGGGAAAGAGAATCCCCTTAGTCGAAGACAGGTTAAACCTGTTCTTCGAGTCGGACCCTCTAATTAGAGTGAGGGTCCGAGATGACCCCTCAGCTAGGGGGGCCATTGCTCTTGTCTCTTGGGACAAGCGCCTTGCGCACGATATTGTGCGCTTCGTTCGTAACAACCGTGATACGAACGCCAGGGTGTATCTCATACACCCTGCTCTGTATCTCCTAGGTAAGATACAGTGGACCTTCGATCACTTTATCGAAGATGCTGGTTCTATCAATTACTTCGATAGGACCGCCGCGTCAAGTAACTTACTTGACTGCGACTGCGATGAACCTGTCTTCGCAGCTGAGAGATCATACCCGGGTGTGATCTCATGCCGGCTCCGGTCTTACCGGAACTGGTC